AAATCTTGTCTAAAAACTTGTGATAAAGGCAAGTAACCTTCTCTGGTTGCAATTATTAAATCACCACCTAATTTAGCCATTGCTCTAGGCTCGTTTACTGGCTCTGCTATTCTAAACGTACCAACTAATGCAAAGCTAGATGCACTCGGATCAGTACCACTATAAACAAGCACCTCACCAGATGACATAATGAGGGTAAGCAAATCATCCATGCCTTCACCACCATCAACGCTTAAAACTCCAATTTGAATTAAGTTACCACCAAATGTTCCAACTAATCCTGTAGGAAACTTAGTGAAATTGCCTTGAAATGTATCTACTGAAGCTGAGTAATAAAAGTTTTGGTCAACTCCTGTAAAGTAATAAAGTCTATTTTTATATGTGGTTACACCTTTTAGCGTGGCTGCTGAAACACTATCTGACAATGTAATACTAAGATTTGATGCACTAGAGCCATTCCAACTAAAAGGTGTATCTTCTCCATTAACAAAAATGGTTAAGCCGTTAAACTCTGTTGTTTGAAATCTACCATTAGATAATCCTGTCTTTCTACTTACAGCAGTTCCAGTATTTATTTGATATAAAACACCATCTGCACCAACGGCTAATAATTGTCTGTTAGCCCCTGCAAAATGCTCTACAAGCGTTTCTACATTACCTGATCCAACACCAGTACAAAAACTAGTAAAACCCTCTCTTGTTGTTATCTTTTCCACAGTCGGAAAGAAATTACTCATAACCAAAGCATCAGTCGGTGGCATAGCATCTAAACTATCTCTTGAGTTTAAACCACCAACAGGTGCAGGTATAGATGCAGATTTTACTCTAAATCTATTTGCTGTTTGAATAGGTTGTAGCATTAAACGCTTCCATATCCTGAATCTGGTAAGTTATATGAATAAGGACTTACTTTTAATCTTCGTGCATCATCTAAGGATATTATAGGTGAACCACCTGCTCGTGATATGGCTTGTCTTACCTCTAATTGGTACTGTCTGAAGTCCTCTGCGTAATCAAGGCCGTGCATCTGCTTAAACTGCCATGTAACGTGCATTTCTATTAATAACTCGTCTAATATTCCAACATCACTATCAACTGTAAAAGCTCCTTGTGAAGTTCCATCTGTTTTTTGATTCCAATGATTACTGACGTATTCAAAACCCACAGTTTCAGTAGCTGTAGGAGTTGGAGTAATATCAAACTTTAACGCATTAGAACTAGACTTTAAACGAAACCTTTGAGTTGTTCCTGCACTTGCAGTTCCGAATCTATCTAGTTGATATTGTTGAGGTGTTAAAGGCCCAGTAAACGCATCCAGGTCAGTTCTATTATAAGCCGTTCCATCAATAAACCTATCAAAGTCTGTAGGCAAAGCGTATGACTGAGTGCCATTAGCTGTTGAAAATGTATGCTCTTTTAACAAGATTGGCCACGCTGTAACCCTCATTAATTGTTTACCTGATCTTTGGCACAAAGCTAATAACTGTCTTGCTGTAGGACTTGTGTTAGAGATTATAGTTGTTTCTCTTTCAAACCCTGTAAAATCAGCTACGTTCTGGCAAATTGTCAATAGGCTCATCTGGTATTCCTATGGTTAAAGGTTTATGTACTTTTTTAGGACTAGTCTTTGCTTTGACTGTTAATTCTGCAATTCTCTGTAATTCAACAAAAGCCTGACCAAGATTTCTTAATTTATCAACATCGGCTTCGGCTAACTGCTCTATTGATTCAACACCAAACAGTTCTAATTCAATTCTTCTGTCCTCAGACATTGCAGGTAATTCTTTTAATGACATTCCAGTTATTTTCTTAGTGCCTTTAGTTTTTTTATAAGATTGCCATTCATCTGGAAACCTCGTTAAATCTTGTGGTCTTACTGGTGCTTCAAAAACATCTCTCATGCCCTTGACTGTGATCCTAACAAAATCACGCATTTGACCATTAAACTCACGTTCATAAAATTGTGGTACTACCGACATTTATAATCCCTCCAGATTAGTTGATTTAAAAAAGGGAACAAGTTTCCCTGCTCCCTTAAATTTTATTTACATTGGAAACGTACAGATAATTTCTTTGTCTGAAATATCACCTGCAATCGCACAAATATTATCTGTAACGGCTGCTGAAACGTCTAAAGTTCCATCGCCTGTTCCAGTAGGTGTAAGAGGATCGCCATCTGCACCTGCTGTAAGAGCAATACTTAGTGTGGCAGCTCCAGAAATTTGAAACCAACCAAATGTTTCAGTCGCTATAGTTGCCTGGATTACTCCTGCTCCTATCTCAACTGAATCACTTAAATCAGATGTGCAAGTGTTTAGCTTATAACCATCTAATGTATGATAATAAGCCACTTCCCCTGCGACTCCTGCAACTCCTGCTGAAGCATCATCATATTTGAGATACTTATACATTTTAGTTCCAGTAGAGTTTACAATCGCTCCTAGACTTCCTGGTGTAAACTCAGGTGTCGTGCTTTGGGCTGTAACGTCAACGCCCAGTAATGTTGCTATAGTCATAACAAACTTCCTTTCTTTAGTTAATGTTAAACGTGAATTACACCTTGTAAGGCTCTGTTACTACACGTTAAATTTCCACTCCAAAACATTGGAGTTACGAGGGCATCTTGATTGATTGACATTTTAGCTTCGCCAGGAACAAAGTTTCGGCTTGCTGCTGTTTCCAATCTTATATAATCAGTATTTAAAAAATACATCTTATTTTCAGGACACGCATCGTCAAAAATCACATCTGAGTTTAGATAAGCAACACTAGTAAAACCAGAGTTAGCCATACCATCCGATGTTATTCTTTGAATAGCTTGTAATGAGCCTAAGAAGGCTTTATAAGCCGTTGCATCAGCCATGATTAAATCAGGTGAATCAGCACCACGAACCAATTTTAAATACATATTGTTCATGTCAGTTTGGACATTAGCTGTACTAAATGCACTACTGCTTGCAGTTATTTGCTGAGACTTCCAGAATGGGAAAGTAGTTGAATTAATTCCTCCTATGACACCAGTTCCTGCATCTGAAACCAATAACTGTAAGCCACCTACCTCTTTACCTGAAGTTCCTGTACCATCAGAATAAAGTGATGTTGAAAGTGTGTTCATAAGCGATTTTTCTAAAACATTTATTCTAGATTCAAGCAAATTTATAACAGCTTCTGTTCCAGAGTTTTGAATTTGCTCTAAACCAGAAATTGTTACATTTCCTGCCATTTGCTTATAATCATAAGTGGCTGCACTTAAAACTTCCGATGGTGAAACGTCTAGACTTTCGTATCCAGAATAAAAGCCTACAGTAGAATTATCTGCGTGTTCTAATTCTCGGACAATTTGTCGGCCTGTAACAAGATTAGTGTTACCATTTTCTTTTAGCCTTTTTAACAATGCGTTATGATTTGACACGTTGTCAGCTAAACTTTTACTTCGATTCCTGAGAGTTGTTGTTACTATCTCAGATAAATTTGGACTCGCCATAATTTATGTCCTTCCATTCTCTAATTGTTGAATTGATTGTAAAATTGTTTCTTTTACAGACATATTGTTTGGAAATGCTTTTTCACTCGGTGATGGGTTTCCCCTAACATTTGATCTAGTCGCTTTCTTTGCCTTTGCCACAGCTTGAGTTTTTACCTCTTTTTGTTTCTTAGAAGCAGCGTAACTATCCATCATCACCTGTCTTAATTTAGGATCAGCGTAGACAGCCATATCATATGCTGTTGCTAAGTCTGGGGCTTGATTACCTTGTATTAATACGCCCATTCTATCCCTGACACTATCAAAGTGTGGATGTTTAGGGCTACCATCGGTAGTCTTTTCAGTTGCAAATTGGTCGATCATAGACTGAGTGTTTTGTTGAACACTTTGCATATTTGTCTGTTCTTGGTTCTTTAAAAAGCCTTGTAACTGGGCAACTTGCTGCTCCAACGCTTTCATCTTAGGATCGGCATAGTCATCATCTTCAGCAGTAGAATCGTATCCGACTTCTGCTAGGTCTACACCATAATTCTTTGCAAGCCATTGTATAGCTTGTTTAGGATCATTCTTTAAATAGTTATGGGCTGATAATAATTGCCTTACAGCACCTACGTCATCCATACCTGCTCTTGAGAAATCATCCATATGTGGTTTCATAATTTCATCAAAAGATTCTTGTCTCTTTCGGTACTTAGCAAGGGATTGCGTTTTCTTAGTGTAATCGCCCTCTAAGTCCTTATATCGTTTCATAAATAAATGCTGACCTGTTGCATCCATTTCTTCAAATTGCTCTTTAAAATCATTTGGCCAATGTTGAGGTGGAGCTATCGCTTCCAAAGGCTTTTCTTCTGCCTTTTCCTCAGTTTTGCCTTCTGTAACTTCTGTTTCTTCTTCTACTGCTTCTTCTTCAGTTTCAGAAGCTTCTAGCTCTGGTGGAGGTGGTAGCGTTTCAGCTTCTTCTTCCTCTACTTCGTCTGTTTCTCTGGAAGCCAACACTCGGTTCAATGTCTCACGAACTGTTTCTGATGCTGACTCATTATTAGACTCTGGACTTGTTGGTGCAGAATCTTGAGTGCTTTCTAGCTGTTCTAAATTATCTGTCATTTTTAAATATTATTTTGCTCATTCCCTATTTCTATTACGTTATGTTTACGCAAAAACTCACGATGCTGTGAACGTGAAGATATCCAACCAAAATCTTTCATATTCTGATATGGCTCTATATCACTCATTATGTTTACAGTATGCGATTTTATTGCCTCTGATTTCTCAACAAGTTTGCCTTCTAAAAAAACATAAGTCTGCTTGCTCATCTCATTAACATTCTTGCTGCTTGTTGACGCATTTCAGCATCCATCTTACGAGCAGGTTTATTAAAACTACCTAATGCCTGGACAAACTCTTGACCAAACACTTTCGCAAGTATTCCCATAAGAGGACTATCTACGACCTCCCTAATCATTTCTTTTTCTTGCTCAGATAATTGAGCGTAGGCTTGAGCAGCCCCTTCCATGTCCATTTCCATTATGAAAAGTCTCCTGGATTACCAAACAGTCCTAAATTGGGTGCTGCTTGCTGTGGTTGTGTAAGGTTTCTGGTTCTAAGCAAATCAACTAAAGTGCCTTGAGCGTAACCATAAGGTTGATATAAATTGCCTTGTCCAGAATATAACTAGTATGGGTCTTGAAGATAATTAACGGCTAGGTCATCAGATAATGCAGGATCAAGTTCTTCTTCAGGTATAACTTCACCTGCCATACGTCTCCTAATAATTTCGTTATTGTCATTGCCACCATCATCAGTTGTTTCGTCTAATCCATAATCAACTCTAGGATTTGTGTTTAAACCACCTATTATGCCTGGTTGGTTATTTGCTAAACCACCAATATAACCTTCTGTTTGATTTGCTCCAAAACCTTGTCCAGTTGTGCCTGTAATCATACCATCTTTGTAAGTTGGTACTTGACCTCTATTTAAAGCATCAAGTTTCATTTGCGATGGTAAACCTGTAAGGGTATTAATTAGACCAGAAGCAGGAAAAAGTGATGGTAATCCAATCCCTTTTGAACCTTCTCGCAAATCTTGTGCTGCTTCACTCCTTGCAAAATTAAAGTCTGTATTATCTTTACCTCGCATCATATTCGTTTGACTTATTGGCAAAGAACCTAAAGCCTTGTTTGTTAAAGTTGTTTGTGGTGTATAGCTATCATCGCCAACAGAAAATGTTTGTGCTAAATTATTAGATGTTTGACCTGGACTTATTGGTGTAGGAGCATAATTTGCTACAGCTTGATTTGTATAAGGTTCGTTTCTTGCATTATTTTCATTTATTTCATTTTGCACTTGAGATTCACTATAACCACCTGCAAGGCTTCCAATCTCTGATCCA